AGCGTCAACATTCTCATCATCATTGCTGGTAGATGGCTGTTGCGGTTGTGTCTCGGCTGTCGGCTGTTGTCCTCGCTGTACTCGTGCCATCATTTCATTGGCTTGCCTAGACAACGCTTTAGCGTCTTGAAAACGTTTATCAGATGCCCTGGATCGTTGGGCTAATGCAATAACTTCCGCTAATGGCCTGCGTTCCTCTTGACCGTCAATGATAAGAGTATGCAAGTCATCATCGCCCGCAGAACTAGCTTCAGTTTTAGGCTTGGGCTGTTCAGCAGTTGACCGTCCATCGCTGGGTGGGCTTTCTGACTGATTACCGTCCTGTTCCTCTGCTTCTTCTTCGGCTTCTTCATTCAGTGCATCCAATGAGGGTAGCGCTGACTCTTCTTTTAGTTGTTGGCTTCGACGTGACGCCATTTCATCTTCAATATTATTACGATGAAAGTCGTTTGCGTCATACTCAGGCTTTTCTGCCTCAGTCTGTTCTGCCTCAACATTAACATCCTCTGCATTGAGGGTAGTTTCTGTTTCCTCAGACATTTCTTTTCCTTGGTTAAAATTAAAGGCTTTCGCCCTACAAGTCCTCGACTTGTTCTTGCTCGACGATCTCACGGTAGGCTTGTCTGCCATCGTTTATGATCTGCTCGATGTCTCGCTGCATACAATCGAAACGTTTTATTTCGGCTTGTGTGCGTCTAATCTCTGATGCCTGTTGATCTGGGCATAAATCGACTAGCTTTTCCTTTAGCTCGTCAACTCGCTCAACCATGCGACCAAGTACATATTTGAATAAAGGCGTTTCAAGTTCTGCTTCAATGTCTGAACCAAGACGTGCTAGCTTTAGCAACTCATCATCTGGCGACATTGTTTACATAACATTTACGTTGCTTGCGTTTGGCATTAACCGCGCTCTGGCTAGATCAAGTTTAAAGTTTTGTTCCGCCAGCGCGGCCTTGCCTTCTACATCCATCTGCGCTTTCTGTGTATCCATCTGGCCTTTCATCTGTGCCTCGGCTAGTTTAAGCTGTCGGTCTATATTCTTGTCTTTTACTTGGCCCTGCAGCTGTTGGATAATCTGACCCATCTGGCCCAACTGCGCCTGCAGCTGCTGTATGCGTGGGTCTTCGCCCTGACCGTCTTTAAAGTTTAAGAAACGCTGACCGTCCTTGTACCCAGCCTTGCCGAATATTTCTGACGCTATTGCTTCCACGCCTGACGTTTCTAATACATTAGGCCCATACAGCTGCACCAGTGGCGATACGAGCTGACCAAATGTTTGCATGGCAAGAGCAAACTTGCGACCTTGCATTAATGGGTCTGTGCCACCAATGCCCACGTTTACATTTACGGTTAGTTCGCCCTGCAACAGATCGTCAGTAATCTGATTGATGCCGTACTTCTGAAACAAGTCGGCCTTTTCAGCTGCCAATGCCAACACAACACTGTCAGTTTCATATGCCTGTTCTAAATGCACCATCTGACGCAATACGGGCTCTACAAATGACTCGCTAAATACGCGCAAGTCATATTCCATTAGCGTGTTGCTCTGGCCTGACAGCATTGCCATACCGCCAACCGTTTCATTCATGCGACGATTAGACTGAATACTGCTGTTGTTAAAGTTGCCTGCAAGTTCATCAAAATCTAAATTTAAACGGTCTTGCTCACCATAAGCTTGACCGTTGACTGGCGGTGGAGACATCTCAACTACATCAGTATTTGGATCATCCATAGTTATAACTTTGCCAGGCGATCTATTCATTAATGCCGGCACAAGCGCTTTATTGCCACGCCTTACTTTTACCATTGGCGTTAAGCTAAACTTCAATGCGTCCATGCGTAAATTTGCCAAGTCGTTTGACTCTTGCTGTAGTGGCCCCAGCATTTCCACACGGCTTGATGGATATGGCTTGAACGCTTCAATATTTGAATAACCTACGACCACTGGCCTATTGCCGTTTTTGCAGTGCAGATACACTTCCTCAACGGGGGTTGGATCAGTTAGCATAGCTACAGTTGCCAGCGTGTAGTAGTGGTAGTCTTGATCCCCTCGCTTTACAAAGTTTTCATGCACAAACACAACTTCATAGTCATCAATTGGCGCATCTGTGTCACGTCGGCTTGGCCCGTCAAACATATTACGTGCGTCATCTAGGTCAGCTGCGTCTTCTTCCTTGCCTTTCTGAAGCGTAGCATCGTCTAGTTCTTTCCATGCTGGCTGGCCCGTTTTAGGGTCAGCGTCAACCATCATCTGCTTAACGTCGATTGCAAACATGGGCCGTCTGATTATAAGATACGGGCTACTGCCAACAGGGTCTAGCCAATCAGACGCTGGGTCAAATAATACGTTCTCTGGCTCTATCGGCTCTATGACAGGCTCATCTTTAATGACTGTCATTTTAGGCTGAACGTCTAAATTGCCGTCCTCTTTAATAATCGGCATATCATTTTCGTCTTGCATAACCTGCTTGCCGTCTTCGGCCTCTGCGTAATGCCAATAGATTTTAGCAGCGGTTATGCCGTAAATGTCTGCTGTCTGCCTAGCACCGACTAAAAGACGAAACCAAGGTATTGTTTTTTGCAGTCGGTAGTTTAGCAGCTCCTGCATGATGCCGGCAGACGCCAACTGCTGAGGGTCATTGTCATTCTGAGGCGATATATTAACCACGTCATTCGTGCTGAAAAACGCCTGCGCAGTGATTGCTTCGTTTTTTCGCACATAAGACCTTACTTTGGGCCTAAAGAGCCGTGAGCGTCGTTTAAACGCATCTGAGTTGTATTTTGAGCCAGAAGGATGTTCGTTATTGAACAGATTAAGGTTGCGCTCCCAATCGTCTCTGTGTGCGCCCTGCACATAATCCACAGCACTATCATAACAGCTGCGACTTAGTTCCAGCCAATCGGTATCATCTTCTGGAGATACACCCTCATCGTTGTCATCAATCTCATAATCCATAAGCTTTGAGTCGGCTGAACCGTCTGTAATACGCATTTTTTATTCCCTACCAAGGACTCTTGCTGGCTTCTTCAGCATAAGACGTTAAATCTACATTGCCCCGACGCAAATTATGGCGCTCTAGTATTTCACCGCCAGCCCTCATAATAGCATCCTCAAATGTGACGCTAGGATCGTTTAAATTAATAAAATAGCCCATGTCAGAACTCAACGCTGGGTTGCGCACTATAGCAACAGCGCCACGGACCGCGACTTGCCATTTATAGCCTTTATAGTGTTTATCGAGTTGAGATGCTGCCCTCGAGGCCATATTCATTTCAGTTGGCGTTGGAACACCAGCTACATCACGATAGATCGTGACGTTATCATTTCCATCCATACTTTTGCCCTGGACGCGGTTCGCCCTGCACAAAGTAACGGCCCGATTGGTCTGCACTGTATGTGTCTGACGGCTTCCCGAATTTATAGACCCACGGATAGTAGGCCTTTTCGTAGTAATCCCTGTCGGCCTCTAGGACTAATGATTTAAAAGAAATTGTGGTCATTTGCTTTTCCTCGACTTTGTTTTTTTACCGCCTTTATGTTTTCCATACGTCATTTATTAGCTGTCCTCAAAATATTCGGGTTCATAAAAATGATCTTCCGCATGGCGGTGATCAGGCGATGCAAACGTCAGCAAAAATGCGTCTGCTAGGTCTGGTGAGCCTCCCAAACGCTGCTTTGTTTTATCTTTAGGTTCGACTTGTATTTTGCCGCTTGCTGTCATTGCATAACGTGGGGCTGTTAGCTCACCAATAAGGTCTGCGTCATCTGTCATTTTGCAGTCTAAAGCTTCCAGCCATTCACGGCCACGAAACCATAGCTCATCTCGCAGTCTCATAAATCTCGCTTTTACACTTGGGCTTTCTGCTACGTTTATTCCAATAGCCGGCAAGTTTTCCTCTTGCAAAATATCAACCACCCCAGAACCAATACCTATACTATCAATTAATATTTTTGCTGGCCGTTGAGATGTAGGTGTCTGCAAGTATTCGTCTATAACAATTCCAGCCACTTGCGTTACTGACTTATTTCGCCAGCTTTTTACTGGCTCTAACATTACGTTGCGCTGACGCTTTGCTAATGCCGTTGCGTCATCGCCAAATCTTGCCACGTCTAAACCCCATGTAGGCAAGCCCTCTAATGGCTCAACATCTCTTCGTATTGCTGACTCGCACAATGCTAACGATATTATTGCATCATCCGACTGCTCTGGAAAATCGCCCAAAACACGCACAGCAAATATAGCAGAGTCAGCACCGTATTTGCTCTTCATCTCTTCAATGAATTTAGGATCAACGCGAGTGCTTTCGGCACAGCTTATGCGCTTTGTCCACCAATTTGCTCGTTGAGAATGAAAAGCGTCAAAAAAATAACCGTCAGTTCTAGTTGGGTTTCCTACCATTAGCGTCTTGGCGCCTTTAGTAGACATAGCGCCTTGACCAACCTCGAAGATAACTTCGTCTACACCTGATGCTTCGTCGATAATAAAAAGCATATTTTCTGAATGAAAGCCCTGAAACGCCTCTGGTTTTTCTGGACGGCTTACACGTGGCACAGCAAAAGCTAAATCAGGCTTTTCTTTCAGATAAAACCTTGTGGCTGTTAGCTCAAATAAATCCTGTAAAAAATCGGGCATTTGCCTATGCCACGTTGCTAGCTCGGCCCATAAAATATCTTGCAGCTGGTGTGACGTTGGCGCTGTTACGGCAACCTTGCTGGGACATTTTGTATACATCCACCATAATATAGTCCAAGCTGAAAAAGCAGACTTGCCTACTCCATGACCTGACCGACAAGCTATTCGGTCCTCAGTGCATAGTGCTGTCAGGGCTTCCGCTTGCCACTTTTCCGGTGTCGCTCCCAGAGCCTGCTGTACGAACTGCGTCGGGCTGATCCTCCACTGTTCCCCCAGCTGTTTCCAATGCTCCTGTGATCCATTCGTAGATTGAGCTGTTAACATTCGCCTCTATTTCGTGATAGTTTGTTTCTCTCCATTGACCTCTTGTCTTCAACCAAAAAATGGCAGCGCTTACTGACTGCGGTCCATCGCCTGTAGCTTTTCTAAAAAGGTTCTCTGCAACTTTTGCGTTTGCTTTCGCTTTAGCAACGGCTAGTTCTTCTGAGTAATATTTGCGCAGCGTTTTACTGTCTAATCCAATAACGCTTGCAATATCCTCTTGCGGTATTCCATAAGCAGACATTGCCTCGACTGTTTTTCTTTGTTCAGCCGATGGGGTGTGCGCTTTTCTGCCAGCCATAATTACCTCTTTTTATTTTTCAATTAGCCAGCCAGCAAACTCGCCAAACCTAAATATTTCCACACAGTTAGGAAATCGCTTTGTAAAATAGTTTTGGGCAAAAGGTCGTTGTACGCCAGCGAGGGAAAGTTCCTTTGCTATAATTTCCTCCGCACTAACGCCAGATGCGACCTTGCCAGCTAAAGTCGCACGATGCAGAACTGTAGAAAGATAGCCACTTGCTATTTCTGTTTTATCAAATACGATTAAACAGCCGCCCTCGTTTAATTTGCTTAGCAACGTTTCCAGTAAGGCTTCACGCTCATCTAAACTTAAAAACATCAGCACTAGAAAGCTAACGCAGACATCATGGTTTTTATAAGCATAGCTTTCGATGTCCGCTATTTTTACATCTCGGCAACCTTTATACTGATCCAGCATTTCTTCACTGTTATCAATTGGTATATATTCGATGTTTCGCTTTGTCAGCGTTTCATCTAACGCTATCTCAACATTACCTGTTGAGCATCCCAAGTCGTACATAATGCCATTCTGTGGTAAGTAATGCCTAACGCAATGCGCCATAATGCCAGTAGCTAGTTCATACCATGGCAATTGCTCTCTGACATGAGCATCGAAATTCTGCGCAACACTTTGATTTTTAAACGTCCAGTTTGTTGGGATTTCCATATTCATTTAAAAACGCCTAGTGATTGAAGATTACTTGAAACCTCTTTCATCATAAAAGGCGCGACCATGCGTCCGAGGCGTTCTGTTTTCTCGCCATACGTGCCTGTTAAAATGAAATCATCTGGCACAGACATAATGCGTTTAGTCTCGCCAATGGTTAACGCTCTATTATCCCAATGCATCGGTCTAGCAGCGCCTTTTGTACCGCTAGTAGCCGTAATACAATAGCTTGCGTCATTAGGGGATAATTTAACTAGGTTAAAACGCTTATAGTGCTGTCTGCCAGCCACTAGAGTTTTTAATAATTTATAAACGGCGTATTTCGTTTCATCGGTTTCTATTCGATCCTGATCTGTAAACTTTAAGCCTTTAAACGCTTCGCCCAGCGTTACTATTTTTTTATGCGGTCTAGGATGCGTTCGGTTTTTATATTTATCTAGCCATAGGTCTTTACGAATACCAACAAAGATAGTCCGCTTCCTCCGCTGCGGTACGCCTAGCCATAAGGCATCTATCAGCTTTACCTTTACGATATAGCCAGCGTCATTCATCTCTCTTAATATATCGTTTAGATAGCCTTTAGCTTTCCCATAGCATAGGCCAGCTACGTTTTCCGCTATAAACGTTTTAGGTTTTATTTCTCTCAATACTCTTGTGAAATCGAAAAATAAATCTTCCACATTAGCTTGCTTAGTAGATGAATAGGCTTTTACTTTTCCCCAATTTTTATTTCGCTTACCAGCCATAGAAAACGCTGAGCAAGGCGGTGATCCATCTAGTAAATCTAGCTCGTTCTCTTTCTTGCCGATTAAGTCTAATATCTTTGCGCCACTGATCTGTCTTATATCGTCGCTAATGATATGAACATCTGGATAATTAGCTTTATAGGTTTCTTGCGCTTGCGGTACAAACTCATTAATTGCCAGCACCTTACCGCCAGCCATTCGATAACCAGTACTGCTGCCGCCACCGCCAGCGAATAATGACACCACTTCAAATTTATGTTTACCGTTAGAAGTATTTTTAAGAATTTCAGCTACAGACGGAATACTGTAACTCATTTAAAATTCGTATCCGCATTTAGGACAAGCGTGGCTTAGTTCATTCTCTTCGACTTCTTTAAAGTCATCAGGCGCATCGTGTGTTTTTTCGTATTCAAGGAATATTTCGCTTAACTCTAAATCATCAAATCCAAGCGTATCTATATTAAATTCTAATTCCTTTAATCGCTCTATTTCTGCGCTCAATAAAGAGACATCCCAGCTAGCGTTTAAAGCCAGCTTGTTATCTATAATAATATATGCTTTCTTTTGCGCCTCTGTAAGACCCTCTAGCGTGATGGTAGGCACTGTATCGTATCCTAATAGCCTTGACGCCTCTAAACGACCATGACCAGCTATTATACCGCCTTTATCGTCTATCAGGATAGGGTTGGTAAAGCCGTATTCTGCAATGCTTGACGCTATCTGTTTAACTTGTGCCTCATTATGTGTTCTAGCATTGTTAACGTATGGAATTAGCTCTGATACATTTTTCTTTTTTATAGTCGGGAAATTTTTCATTAATGCAGCGTTCTGAACGCATTAAATAGCACTTGGTTTTCATCGCCTGCTAGTATCGCTGCATAATGACGCGCACCTTCCTTGTCCTCTGCAGCAAAACGAACAACTTCAATTACAAAATAACTGCCGTCGTTATGTCTCCATACAGATACATTTCCACGACCAACCTCTGGCTCTTCAAAAAAATCTGCGAATTTCATAAGTATCCTTAAAGGTGACGGCTGGCGCTGAGGGTGAAAACGCCAGCCGGCAACCATTAGCTGATAGGCTCAGAAATTGAGCAACAGGGGAGAAGTTCCATTACCAGCTATTACAGGGAGTGAATATGGCATTGTCAGAGCCATCCTGTCAGCCTTCGCTAGCTTGTGTGGTTACATTTCAATTTTGGAGAATTGACTGCTAGGCAAAGAACTGACAGTGACAACAAGTATACAATCGAGTTTTAGTACGTCAACCCACTTTCTGCACTATATGTTGTATGTGTTCGTTAAAGAAATCGTTTGTATAATGGGCGGTAAATTTATTTCTCTTTATCTAGGCTTTTTTCTGCTTCGCGCTTTGCTCGCGCTACCTCAAGATCATTTAACTTCGACGCAAATTCTTCTGCCATAGCCAAACACTGTTTAGACTTTTCCTCGGTTGGAGCTGTAACCGCTAACCTTAAAGCAAGCACCAGCGCTTCATAATCATTCTTTGGCTTTGTTTTCATGGCTTTTTATTTCTTCTTCAATCATATCTTCTAAATCCATTTGTGCAGCAGGATCATTTGCCCACCACGCTTCTTGGTTTCTTCGCATAATTTTATACCAGTGTTTATCTTGCTCATTCATTGACTAACTCCCTCTAACTTGTCGCAATAATCTACCAACGCATTTTTAATAAATTGTGCGGTTGTCATTCGGTGTTTCATTGCAAGAATACCAACGCGATTGTCCAGCCTTTCGTCAATGCGTGTTCCAACTGTAAACAGTTTCTCTTTCATCATGCTACATCCTCCCAATCTAACTCTTCTTCCTCACCTTCCAACTCCTGTCGCGTGTTGCCTAATTCGTCCAAGGCAAACTGGAAGGCATTTGTTACATTGCCAAAATCTTTTTCAGCCTCGTACAAATGATCCGCAAGATTGTTTAATAAAATAAACGCCTCATTTAAAGCTTTTCTTCGAGCATTTAACAAGTTTAACTTTTTTAATGTTGGATAATTCATGGAGCTATTCCCATTGCTACACCAAAAAAGAATATAAGAATGGGCAGGGCTACCAGTATCAGCAGCACCCCGATTATATCTTCAATCCAGCGTCTCATTACGCTGCCCTCCTATTTGCTGAAGCAAGCGTCTTAGCAACCGTTTTGTCTAAAAATTCTTTTGCTTTTCGGGCTTCGCGTGAGGCGGTAAAGATTGCTTTCGGATCGCTTTTCAAAAGCTTTACCCAATGTCCGATATATTCAATATGATCGGTTCGTGTCTCGTCTTCTACAATCCCGAGGTCTGCACAGATAAAGGCTGACCCTAGCTCTGCCACCAATTCTTCGTAAGCGTAATCGGTGCGCGGTGTAGATGCTGTAGCATTAAAGCGGTTTAAACGGTGTGTTATACCTGTCCAATGCACAGCTTCGTGTGCCAACACAGCGTAGAAAGACTCCGCACTGCGAAAGGCGTACATCCGAGGCATCCAGATTTCATCTCGCTTTGGATCATAAAAAGCGCTGTCGCCACCTAGATTTACATCAGCTAATGTTGCGTTAAAGTAGTTCTCGCACCGATCAATGGTTTCAATTTCATTGTTAACCTTAATGCTTCTAGGTTCAACACCGTCTACTTGCTCGATGTTAAAAACCGCATACGCTTTAGGGATCATAAAGCTTTTTTCGGTATCATCGCCAGCATCGTCTTTTTCGTTGATTTGCACCCAGCGTATAATTCTAGCTGTAGCTTTCTGACCTTTGCGAACAATGCCGCCGC